AATATTTTGCATTAGATATATTCATTTTTATAACTCCGCATCAAAACCCAAGTAAAGGTTGGCTATGTTTCTGAAAAGAAATTCTGCACCTTGACCAACAGTCATTCCAGTAGATGTACCGATTATACTTGCGGTAATTGGGCCGCCACCTGTGTTCGTATATGCGTAAACATACGGAAGAGCAGTGCAAAGAGCGGTTGTACCACTATATCCAATAGCGTAGTCGCTAGCAGTTCCAGTCGTTTCTAGCGTGGCAGATGCCCTCATTGGCACTGGAAAATGATATGTGAATGAGCCAAGAGTTGCTGAAAAAACCCTACCAGCACTAATACGCCCATATAAAGCAGATGGATTTGTAATGCGATGATAATACCTCTGACACAACGCCAGCTCTTCACCATAAGACGTATGCTCAAACTTAGTAGCAACAGAGCCGACTTCCATTTGAACGCCTGTCATCTGGAATGTTGCGCTGGTTGTACCAACCAAGTTTAGCGTCTGACCATAAAGTCTTTTTGCGTTAGTATATGCACTCCAAGATGTATTGTCTGTTCCATTGTATGCAGACCCAGCCGCAAGACCAATCCACAAACGCAATCTTTGTGCATTATCGTTGGTGATCGCATCTGTCGTGTTGCCAGCAAAGGTTACAGTTTTGTATTCCCATGTGTTTGCGGAATTTATTGTAAATGTTGAGCCAATCATTGTGGCTGTGCCAGCCATATATAAACCAATAGCGCAACTTCCTGTTTGCGAAGATTTAACCCAAAGAGAAACAGTCAGTGGTTTTGCCGAGCTTGTTCCCCAAGTAAGTTGTTGAAGGTCTAGCCCCTCAAATGTCTGTTCAATTTCAACATAGTCATCAGTAAGGTCTGCATCAGCAGTAGTTACTGTAATCTTTTGACTATAACCAAAGCCATCTGGTGCATCAGAGCTTTGCTCTAAAGTTACAGTTTCTTCTGCTTCACTGTTATAAAACCATCTGTCACACTGATATGTTGAGGTTGTTACACCAGTGATTGTAGTGCCGCGCTGTGCCAACTGCATTGCGCCGTTGTATATCAAATTTCTCCGACCGCCGATCTGACCGTTGTTAATTGAGCTAGCATTAATTACCGCTGGGTCGCTAGCGCTACCAACGCTATCAAAAATCGTATCTACTTGGTTGCCGAAATAAGGCATTGTGTCACCTATTAGGTTGAGATGTCGTCAACTGTTGAAACCCACGCATCCGCGCTGGTGGCTGTATCACTAACAATCTTTAGTGCATCGCCGCTTTCAACAACCATTTTTGCGCCGCCATCAAGAAGCTGAATCGCAGAGCCAACAGGAACTGGTACATCTTTTGCGACATAATAATCATTGCCGCCTGTTGTGACATAACAGCTAATGTTTATGGATGATGTTGTAACGTTGGCTACGTTAATGCCAATCACGGTATCGTAACTGTTTGAGGTAAACATCGTTGATGCTGATGTCCCAATGTTGCGAGCCTGATAGCGTCTAAAGTTCTGAGCCATTTCTTTCTCCTACAACGCTACAGCTACGGCTATAGCAAAACCTTTTGTTGAGTAGTCTGATGTAAAGTCTACCACAGCGGCACCAGTACCTGCACCATCTGCGTAAATAATTTTATTTTGTCCGTTTGGAACTGTTGCGTTTGCGCCTGAGCCTTGTGAAAACACCGCGTCTTGGCCAGACGAGTTCACAACAAAATACATTTTCTGAGCGTCATTAGGCGCGATAGTGATTGTGTTTGTTCCAGAGGGAGAGCCACCAAGAACCAGAGTCTTATACATACCATCTGACAGCGAACCATCCGAGGTTGTCAGTGTATGTGTCGTGCCAGACAGGGCTATCGTGACAACGCCGTTCAAGCAACGGTCAATGATCTGTAGGTTTACATTAGTGGTATCGCCCCATGTCCCTGACTGTTCGCCAGTTGCAATAAGCTCGATACCAGTATTAGGTGCATATGTACTAGCCATTACGCTACTTCTTTCCAGTTCGGGGTCTGGTCAGTATTAACTGCACCCCAGCTATCTGTTTGACTATCATCGATTACCGTCCAGCTTGGCGCCTGAACAGTGTTGATTGCGTTCCAATTTGCCGACTGGCTATCAGATATAGCTTGCCAGTTGGGGACTTGGTCTGGAACGATGCGACCCCATATATTTATTTTACCAACTGAAATGGTCGCTGACAATCCCGTCACGCCGATTGCAACGTCATCAACCGTGACTGTTCCAACCGATGCAGATGCAGATACTCCAGTTGGAAGAGCAATAGAAACACCGACTGCAACTACTGTCCCAACAGATATAGTTGATGACACCCCAGTCGGGAATACATTCGCCCCAGCGGACACCTGCTCATCACCGAAGCTAACAGTTGCGTCAACGCCAACACCAGTTACCTTGGCACCACCTGCGGCAAGCGCAGTGCCAGTATCACCATTGGCAGATACACCCTCTTCAGAAACAACCGCGCCAGCCGACACAGATACCGAATTAGTGCTAGAAGCCCCAGATACGCCCGTCAGAGCGTATTTAGACTCTATGACGACACCCCCTACCTGACCAGAAGAAAACACTCCAGTGACGCTGTATGCGCTTTCTATGACCACATTGCCTATAGAGCCTGCGGCTGACACACCAGACGGTAAGCCAAATGCATCTATTCTTATAGTCTCATCGCCTAAAAGTGCAGATGAACTTATTCCTGTGGGGAATATATTGGCTGAACCAGAGACGGCTTCGTCGCCAGTCTGCCCTGTAGCTTCGACACCTGTCGCGGATACAAGTGCGGATGCCTCTACCGTTACGGAGCCTAGGGCTGATGTTGCCTCATTACCGCTTGGGAATACATTGGCTCCAGCCGATACTGACTCCTCGCCAATCTCTGCCGTGCCAGTTGCTTTAACGCCTATGACTGACGTGTCAATCCTGATGCTCTCGTCACCGAGGGTACCAGTTGCGAATACGTTTGTTGGCTGGGCGTTAGCTGATGCAGAAATACTTACGGAGCCAACAGCCGAGGTAGCTGTGACTCCGGTAAGTTCGACCGGGATGGCTTCGTTCCATGCGCCTTGGCTCCAAGTGCCTCGGCCCCATCCCGATATAATAGCCATGACTACACCGCTTAGGCGATGCGAATAATCGCGTTAGATGCGTCTGCCGTTGGGAACTGGATAGTGAACGTGCCAGCCGTAGATGTTTTGTCTCCACCAAAGTCGAGAACCGCAACGGCTTTATTGCTATCCGTGCTGTTGTAGATCAAGGCGCCACGCGCCGTAATCGTTGCTGTGGTAAAGCTAAGGTCAGCAAAGTCCGTAAACGCTGTTGTTCCAGATGTGGTTGGCGTGACGTTGGTAAGAGTACCGCCGCCCGTCGCGTAAGAACCACTCGATGCAACCTCACCAGTTGTGGTGAAGCTAGCTGTGGACGCGCCAAGGGTAGCAGTGGTTGCCGACTTGCCGCCAGAGCCAATAGCATAAAGGGCTAGCTTAAAGGTATCGCCCGTACCTGTGGTAAAATTGTGCGTACCGACAAGAAGCTCTTGCTTAAATGAGGTACACATAGCTTGTGTAATGGCCATTATAATCTCCTTATCATTTCCGCGAGGTCGGCATTACCTGACTTACTAATCGCATGACAAATCGTAGCACGTTCTTCTTTCCGTGCCAACAATAGGTACTGAAATAAAACAGCCCGTAAACGATCTTTGTAAGCCATGACCTGATCGCGTATTGGCTGTGGTACATTTTCCGAAACCGAAATGATTTTGTCTAGTGCCATCTCGGTTACTTGTTCGTTTGATAAACCACCATTGTCGGAAGTCTGCACCTTTACTGAGTTTACAGCTACCGAAACATCAACATTAAACATCGTCTTTACTCCAAGTTACACCCTCAATATCATGCCTGCCAAACAATACAGGCTCTGGCCTATCCCCGTCTGTAGCCTCTGGAGACTCAATGCTTGACTGTCTTGTTATAAGCAATGAACCATTTTCAACCTTCTGAACCAATGGGTCATCCAGCCTATGGTAGCCGTACAGCTTCTCGTTCTCTGGGACATTTGTATCTAGCAAACCAGACCTATGGGCAACCTCAATATGAATACCCCTTGAGATAGCGGTAGCGCACCAGAACTCACAACAAGCCCTACCAGCTTCGGCAAAGTTAATATTCTGGCGGTAGCTGTAGTCAATTCCATATAAATGCAAACGACCGACCTGTTGGTAAACTGCAAATGCTAGAGAGTACGCCACAGTATTGTTAAAGTAACAAAGGCCAGTATCCCTAACTACTTCTTCAAGCGGATACTCAACCAATGTTGGAACCCGCTCATCTAACACACAGGTATATATTGGGTTTGTATTTGTAGCTAAGAACTCACGAGCTAGCTTGGTTTGAAGCCCAGCAAATTCTGTGTCTAAGAATCTATCTACTGGGTCAAGCATAAATGTGCGGTCAACGTGTATAACCCCACCTATGCTATTAATCCCCCATACTTCGTCAAATTCTTCACTACGCAACCTTGCGGCAATGTAGTCAGCATAACTGCCACCGAGCGCGACGATTGCCACCTTGGCGCCGCGTAAGCTATCTATTTTCATTACATCTCCAGTCTTGGTTCTCCGTCGCGATAGCTGTCCCGCTTGTATCTTCCGTCAACAAGTTTAGACAATTCTTCCATCGCGTTTTGATAACGTTGTTCGTACATCGTTATCACATCACCCTCACCCTTCATAAATACATATGCCTCAACAAGCGAGCCATACAACAATGCAGATTCGGCGTTTGTGCCAAGCCAGCTTGTTCCGTCTGGGGAAGCGGTAATAGATATTGGGTCATAAAAATAGTGCAACTGAACATTATAGTCAGCATCTGGCGTTGGCCCCAAAATAAATGAGTCCTCGTCAAACTCGGCATAGTATTTGGGCTGGGCTTGAGTTGAGGTCGATGGGTACGCCTCGCGTACAAAGTTCACATCCTTGTCGATAAGGAATGTGTAGTTGCCGCTAGCGTCTATAACCGCAATAGAAAATGATGCTAGATAATCTGTTGGCTTAGATAGGAAACGTACACCAGAGGTAACAGTTCCACTAACATTCTTGCGTAGATCAGGAACAGTAACAGAGCGGTAAATTCTTTCTTCCGCCTGCTGAATGAATGTATCAAGTTGCGAAACAAACGTTGACTCATCATTTTCTGTATAGTCCTGTATCGCTTGTTTTAGCGTTGTATATGTCAGCGCCATTACTCAGACTCCTGTTTGGTACGCCAGTAATATTCATCTGTATCACCAAGCCTACCCCACTCATTTCCATTTTCGACCGCATAATATTCTGTTGATACCAGAAAGTCTGGGGTCTTCGGTTCGGATGGTGTAAGAGAAATATCATACACCCTCATCCTGTTATTAGGATACAGACAATACTGCCCGTTCTCAAGCTCTATAAGATTAAAAGACTTATGCTCCGATGGCGTTTCTGACGTTGACCAATCGACCTCATCTGAGTGTGCGTGATAATTATCGATTGTTGCTATGTATGAACCCTTTTGTATCCCGTGGTTTTTTGTAAAAACCTCAAAGTCCATACTGCCAATGAACTGCTTGTGTATGGTTGTTACCCCATAATCCATGCAATTCCAAAACTGCAAGTCTATTAACTCCATGTCTGGGCTTGGCTTTGTTGGCTCGGATACAAACGCCGATATAGGCAACTTGTCATATAAAGCCCCATACTCAGGTAGGTATGTTTCAAAGTAAAACGCCCTACCTGGCATGGATTTAGCTGATACCCAAACACCCTTTACGAACTCGCCATGGCCATCCTTATGATCTCGAAGATACTCTTTCCGAACCCATACATGAATGGCTGGCAAGTTACATATAAGGTCAGACATTATTTAACGGAATACTTACCGCCTCGAGATGCGGCACCCATGCCACGACAGCTACCACCACCAGCCATATTCTTGACAGTCTTGCCGCCTTTTGAGTATTTGCTACCTTCAGGCTTTTCAAGGCCACGCTCACTGCGAACACTGGCGCGGCGCTCGCCTTCAGCCTTTGTGTTTGCGGCGCTTCTAGAGGCAACCTGTTCACGAGTGCGGCCCATGCTCATCTTTTCCATGTCAGACTTGCTTGTGCCTTCATACACATCAGTTGCCTTTGGCTTTTTACCGCCAGGAATAATAAGGTTTGCGCCAGCACGAATTTTATTTGCGTCCTCTATGTCATTAGCTTTGAGAACCGACTGCAAGCTAACGCCATAATCGCGGGCAATCTGAGACAGCGTGTCACCAGATTTAACTTTATATTTGCGGGGATTCGCCAGAAATTGCGGGTCTTGTTTTGTGCGACCTTCGCGGGTCTGAGAAAAGTCGCGAGTGCGAGCGCGTTTACGCTCACCTTCTGCTTTGTTTGCACGAACGCGAGCCGCTGGCGAGTCCTTGCTTACCAACACATCATCGCCAAACAGGCGTTCAAAAAAACCTTTTTTTGCCATAACACACTCCTATGAGGTTACTATTTTGACTTTACCAATATCGCCTATTGCGTACTGGGCTGGGTTGCCCACAGGATTAAAGCCAAACAGTGAGTCATGCGATCTATCTGGCCTAGGGTCTCGTAAAGCCTGCGGGTCATTAATCTTTACGCGCCCTAAGAAATTTTGCGGCTGATCTGGGTCAACAATATCCTTGCCGATTCTAAACCCAGTCTTAACGCCATCTTTATACTCATACACAAGTTCGTTAAGTGGATACCTAAAGCCACTTCTATCACAGTATCCATATGCCTTGCTACCCTTAGCGTAAGCCATTATGCCCCCAAGTAGAAAGTATCATATGGTACAAACTTAACCGACGAGCGGTCTGCATCTTCCCCTGCGGCAAGCTCGAACTGAAACTCGTATTCTTGCTTTAACCCAGCAACACGGTCTGAAACCTGCGGCTTCTTCATTGCAATGTAATATGCCAAGCCAGCGACCAAGCACGGAACGAACCGTGGCGGCACTGCGGCATTTGCCCCAATGCCAGAAGCAACACCATCAATCCCGACCAGCCGATAGTAAAACAAAGTATAAGATTGCGTTGAATCTGGGATTGGCCATATCGTGGCTTTGGTAGAATCAGCAAGCCGCTCAACAAAAATTTGTGTTGGGCGCCCCTGTGTATTTTTGTTTGACTGTTGAGCGTATGTTGACACACTGATGCGCTCAAGGTTTGTATCCGTCTGGTTAATCCCACTACCTGTACGAACCTGATGCTCAATCAGATCAATCGTATCGCTTGGCAGTGTGTACGTTGCCTGCCCAGCCACCATCGGCAATGTGCCTTCGGCAATCGTCCAAAGATTAAGGCCGCGATTTTGCCACTCAAGAGTCAAAAGATTTAAGCTACGGCGAGCCGTCTTTAGGTCGTAACCAGACCGCATCTCAAGTCCAGCACGTTCAAATGCTTCCTCGAATAGTTCTGGTAGGTCTGGTGTTACTACAGCCATTATGCAGTCCTTCTGTGCCTTCTAACTTTCTTTGCAACCTTTGGCGGTTGTTTAGAAAATTGTTTTCCTTTTTTGGTATCTGCCTTTTTCTTTCGAGTCGTTGCCGCATACTCACTTGCACTTAACGACTTGATAGCTTTCTCAGGAAGATACCGCTCTCCCGTTGCCTTCGGCCCTTGGGTGGATGGCTTACCGCTTTTGGTTCGCCATTTTTGTTTTGTCCAAGCGTCTAGGCTTTTCTGTGATTTTGCCTTACTCATATTAATATTCTACATCGTACTTGCCATGACAACAAGACTTGATGCGTTTGCATATGCCAAGGCAAACACAGCCACTATTGCAATAATAAGAAGGAATGACCCAGCGCTGACTCCAATAATCTGGGCATTGTGAACCATCTTTTTGCGCTTCTTTAGCTTTTCTACCTTAGCCCTTCGCATAGCTTCCTTTTCCTCTTGGATACGCTTGTTGCGCTCGGCAATGATCTCAGCCCATGTGCCAAAACCAAAACGGTTGTCCACAAGAGTATGCATCTCATCCATGGCTTCACGAGCTAGCTTGGCGTCAATCACAGATGATGCCGCATCCTTAGTTTGCCCAAGGATAGACTTGTTTCC